CTCTCTGATATTCAGAAACATGGACGGCGTGCTGAATGATTATGTGAATGCAAATACCACATTTTCAACGATAGAAAAGGCACAGGCATACGGGAGAGGAGGTAACTATGTCAGACAGAATGACGGCTCCATGAAATGGGTTTCTGACCCATCGCTAGACCCGGTTGTTATTCCGCTATTCACCGCCCCGCCAGCGCCGGTATCTGTGCCTGATGAAGACTTGCTTCACATGGCAGCATCTGCGATAGAAGACCTGCTCAGTAACAAAGACAGGTCAGGTGCCGGGGTATGGGCTGACGTGCCTGCCAGGTTACGCCGCGCCGCCATGCTTCAGGGTGCCGCTGGCAACTCTCCGGTGATTCCGGATGGTTGGAAACTGGTGCCGGTTGAGCCGACAGAAGACATGATCGTCAATGGGTTTGAGTCAGAGCCAGATGAGAGCTTTAGCGATGAGAAAGAGTGGGCAACATACGACGCCATGAGCGGATGCCAGCAGGCTGCGCACCGGGCGAAGTTGTGCTGGGCGGCGATGATAGCGGCGTCACCTGCGTACAAAAAAAGTTAATCGTCAAGGCTAAAAAATAGGTATGCGGATTACATCACCGCATGCCTTTTTGCGTTGTATATTAGGGTCTCAATACTCATAGGGGATTAAATTATGTTCGTTGAAGTTACTGTGACTCACGTTCTAAACAAGGGTGTTGGTTTCTTTCCTCAGAGCCCGGCATATAAGCTCTATGTCAACGGTGACCATATCGTCAAACTCGCCAAACAAGAAGACGAGGCATGGACTGTTATGACCTTGTCAGATGGTGTTGTATACGCTATTTCAGAAACTCCATATGCAGTAGCTAATAAACTAAATGGCGGAGAAGACCGGTCAAAAGTGAGTCTTTGATTTCTTAAAATCAATCAGCCATAATCATGTCATCGGAGCCTGAACAACTCCGGTGACTTCTGCGCATTTAAGGGGACTTAAATGCGACCACAATCTGAACTCCTCACCTTGTCACAGATGCTTAACGGCACCTGCGATTTTCTGCATTCTGCGTTACCTCTCGGAGGTGGCGCATGAGTATCAAATTCTACCTGCGTGATGAGCAGGTTCGCCGCAACCTCATCGACTACATCAACAAGCAGCCTGTAAACGCAGATTTCCCGCTCGTGGTGAGTTTTGCCGACCCTAAGCGCACTCTTCCTCAGAATTCACTGTTCCACGCGCTTTGCGGCGATCTGGCAAAGCATCGCATTCAATGGGCTGGCTCTGCGTGGTCGCTTCCGTCGTGGAAATCAATTTTGGTTTCCGGTCACTCCATTGCCACTGGAGGGCAGGGGAAGGTTATTGCCGGACTTGAGGGAGAATTGGTGGCCATTCGCGAAAGCACCTCATCGATGGGGATCAAACGGATGAACAGCCTGATTGAGTACACCCAGGCTTTCGCCGTCAGCCAGAACATCCAACTTCGCGATGTCCGTTATCGTGGCGATTACTTTGGGAGGCTTGCATGAATAACCCTCTCGCACGCGTCATCACAAACGAAATCTTCCGCGTCCCGGCGCGCCGCCAGCGTAAGCCCGCGGTTAAGCCGTCCGACATCCCGACCTTGAAAGGCTACACCGCCCGCCTGGTGGATCAGAAATGGCTGCGTCTCGCGGCACGGAGGGCGCATGGCTAATTTATGCAAGGCGGCGCGCGGCCGCGAATGTCAGGTGCGGATCCCCGGCGTATGCAATGGCGACCCTGAAACATCTGTCTTGGCTCATATCCGCCTGGCGGGTCTATGCGGGACAGGAATCAAGCCGCCTGACCTGATTGCCACCATCGCATGCAGCAGTTGCCACGACGAGATTGATCGCCGCACCCGTCTGGTCGATGCGGAATATGCAAAAGAGTGCGCGCTGGAAGGCATGGCTCGCACGCAGGTCATCTGGCTTAAAGAGGGGCTCGTAAAAGCATGAATGAATACCGCATTAGCCTCCCATGGCCTCCGAGCAACAACCGCTACTACCGACATAACCGCGGGCGCACGCACATCAGCGCAGAAGGGCAGGCGTACCGCGACAGCGTCGCCAAAATCATCAAAGACTCAATGCTGGATATCGGCCTGGCAACGCCAGTGAAAATCCGTATCGAGTGTCACATGCCGGATCGCCGTCGTCGGGACCTGGACAATCTGCAAAAGGCAGCATTCGACGCGCTGACGAAATCCGGTTTCTGGATCGATGACCAGCAGGTTGATTACTACAGCGTGAAGAGAATGCCGATCGTCAAAGGCGGCAGGCTTGAACTGACCATCACAGAGCTGGAGGCCGCATGAGCACAGAAACCGAAATAGAACTGGGCAAGGTAGTCGCTTTCCCGTCAAAGAATAAAGACATGCAGGATGGGCTGGTCATTCAGCGAGAAGGCCAAAAGGTCATGTGTCTGCACTCGGCTGTATCGATAAACGGAAAAGAGCGAACGCTACGCTGCCGGAAATGCGAAACGCTAATCGATCCATTCGACTACCTGATGACGCTCTGCGACCAGGAGTCTCGCTACTGGGAAAACGTTAAGTATCTTCGCCGCGAGGAAAAACAGCGTCGCCAGAACATCGAGAAGCTCATTCAGATTGAGAAGAACGCCAAGTCCCGCATTCGCCGCGCCGGTGATAAGTCACCACTTCCTCTCTGGCAGAACGAGAGGGTGGACGAATGACACGTGACCAGATTATCCGGTACCAAGCCGAAAGCGTTAAGCGCGCCAACATGCCGCCAGTAGCAAAGCACAGCCAGACCAAAACCAACCAGCCACAAAAGGAAGCCGCATGAACAGTCAGCAACTGGAATACGTACGTCAGCAGCTCATTGTGGCGACCGCAGATCTGAGCGGGGCGACGAAAGGGCAGCTGGTAGCTTTCGCCGAGAACGCGCAGTTCACTGCGACGGCGCGCAGCCGGGGCCGAAAGAAAATCACCGATCCGGTCACCGGCCGCAAAGTTAACCCTGATGGACCGGCGATGAGTGGCAGCCAGTCCCGCGCTAAGGGTTCATCCATCGCGCTGGTTGGCCCGGTTGAGTTCGTAACCGCATCCTGGCGCCGCGCCGTCCTGTCGCTGGAAGACCACCAGAAGGCATGGCTGCTTTGGAACTACAGCGAGAATATCCGGTTCGAGTACCAGGTGGCGATAACCCAGTGGGCGTGGGCAGAGTTCCGGGAGCAGCTCGGCGCGAAGAGGGTGGCCGGCAAGACGATGGAGCGTCTGAAAAAGCTTATCTGGCTGGCGGCGCAGGACGTCAAAGCGGATCTGGCAGGGCGTGAGACGTACGAATATCAGGCGCTGGCAGAACTGGCTGGCGTTGCGAAATCCACTTGGACAGAAACCTATCTGCCTCACTGGATGGCTATGCGTAACAGCTTTAAGCGACTCGATAGCGGTGCGCTTATCTCAGTAACGCGATCACGTTCACAACAAAAGGCGACAAATTCACACGCAACTCTTGCAAAACCGAACTGAAACGCATATATTTCATGTAAATCTGATATCGTCGCCATAGCTTCGTAGGTCGACAAAAAATTAACAGCCTCGCCATCGTGCGGGGCTTTTTTATTTGCGGTACGCCGCACACAGAACCCACTGCCTGGGACCCTTCGGCCGACGAGCCGACATTGCCTTACCCCCATATTGCCCGCCTGTCGCGGGCTTTTTTATTTCAGGCTCCGGGAACCATCCTCGACATGCCTTCTTGTTAAATCGTCCCGAGGGCCTGACCCCTTTTAAACACACAGCCCCCGCTTTTAAGCCGGAGGTTAGAGACTATGAAAATGCATAACGATCCCCACTCCTGGACGGAGTTTATCGAACTACTCCACAGCTGGTGGCGTGGCGAAGCGCCGATGGGTGCCGTATTGCTATCGGTTGCCATGGCCGCATTGAGAATCGCTTACGGCGGTGGCGGCTGGAAGAAAATGCTCCTTGAGGGGGCAATCTGTGGAGCCCTGACCCTTACCGCTGTGTCAGCTCTTGATTACTTCAACCTCCCACAGTCCCTGTCGATCGCTATCGGTGGAGCGCTCGGGTTTGTTGGAGTAGAGCAGGTTAAGGTTATGGCTTCCAGGGTGTTTAATTCTCGCTTTGGAGGCGGTGATGCAAACCAGTGATAAAGGCATTGCCCTGATCAAGCAGTTCGAAGGCTGCAAGCTCACCGCGTATCAGGATAGCGTCGGAGTGTGGACGATCGGATACGGATGGACTCAGCCTGTCGACGGGAAACCAATCCGCGCCGGGATGACGATTAAGCAGGAAACAGCAGAACGTCTGCTGAAGACCGGACTGGTCAGCTACGAAAGCGACGTGTCCCGCCTGGTTAAGGTGGGGCTGACTCAAGGGCAGTTCGATGCTCTGGTGTCGTTCACGTATAACCTCGGAGCCCGGTCATTATCAACATCGACTCTTCTGCGCAAACTTAACGCTGGTGATTACACTGGCGCTGCCGAAGAGTTCCTGCGCTGGAATAAAGCCGGTGGCAAAGTCCTGACTGGGCTAACCCGTCGGCGTGAGGCGGAGCGTGCTCTGTTCATGTCGTGATTACCCTTGCTGATATTAAAGCCTCATGGCGTCTGATACTACTGGTGGCCGTCATTGCGGTAGTATCCGGGCTGTGTATCCTACTGGCAAACAGCCGATCTGACGTCGCTACGCTGAAAAGTGCAAACGACGTTCTGCGCAGTGACAACACCCTGCAGGGGACGGTTATTGCTGCTCAGGCTTTCAGCTTCAACCGGTTTAACCAAATGGCCGAAAGCGCCAGCCGACTAAATTCACTGATTGATGCCAGCTCCGATAAAACTGTTATCGAATATCGGGAGATCCTCCGCCGTGAAAAAACCTGTGATCTGCCTGTTCCTGCTGATGTCGCTGGTGGGCTGCTCAGCTACGCGGACAGTTTACGTGCCAGCGCAATGCACGCCGATTCCGGGAACGCTGACGCAGCCGGTGATAGCGCCACTACCCCCGGCACGCTGACGTATTGCCAGGCCGTTCTCTGGATCAAGCCACTACTGGCAG